AACTTGTGCTTAGGGATAGATATAACAGACCTATTGTACAAGGACAAATTCATAAGTTTTGGAATTGGTTCATAGACACTTGCCTTGCTAATGGCCAAAAGAAGATAGGTGTTGCTGCACCAATGGAGCATGGCAAAACAAGCCAGATATCTATTGGCAGAATACTTCATTTGATTGGATTAAACCCTAATATAAGGATAAAGCTGGTATCCTGTATAGATGGTAAGGCTACAGAGAAGACAAGTGCGGTAAAAAGAATAATACAATATTCAAAAGATTATAAAAGAATCTTTCCTAACGTCCATCCTAATATGATGGATTCTTGGACAACTCATAGACTTGTGGTTAATAGAGATGTATTAGGCATGGTAGATGCTACACTTGAATCTCAGAGTATCACTGCTCAAGGAATTGGAGGTAGATGTGATGCTTTAGTAATGGATGATGTTGTAGATTTTCAAAATTCAGCTACTGAAGCAGTAAGAAGAAAAATAAGAGATTTAGCAATGACTACATGGATGACAAGGATAGATGATTCAGTAATAGGGAAGTATGAAGGCATAGCTTTATACATAGGCACTGCATGGCATGAAGATGATTTAATGCATTATTGGATGCAACCAGGATCTAACTTCACTTTTTTAAAGATGGGTATATCACAAGATTTTGAGTGTATAGAATGGGAGATATTAAATGGAGATCATATTTTTGGTAGAGAAGATATTGGTTTTGAAGATAAACCAGAATTTTTAGGGAAGACAGAGGGTTTGATTCCGTTATGGAAAGAAAAACCAAAAGAAGTATTGATGGGTAAATATCAATCAGATGAAGAAGGAGAAGGAGCAAGGTATTTTGATAGAGCGTACAGGAATAAATTTGTATCAAGTGATGAACAGATATTTTATACTATACATGAATGCAAAGATAGTACTCTTGATATGGAAGATGTAATGAATGAAGATTCATGGTATAGTTTTATGGGAGTAGATTTAGCAATAAGTAAAAGGAAAGATAGTGCTTACACAGTATTCGTTGTAGGAAAGATGGATCACAAAGGAAAGAAATATCTAGCAGATGTTATTAGAGGAAAGTTTAGTTCACCTTCTACAGCAGCTATAGCATTGGCTCTTGGTGCTATGTATCGTATAGAAGTTGGTATAATAGAAAATAATGCTTACCAGCAATCAATGTTGGAATGGATAGAAGTATTTAGAGATGAATTAGAATTGAAACCTATTCGTGGTATGACAGAACAACAAATTAAAAAACAGGAAATAGGATTAGAAGAAAAGTTAGATAAAAAGTATTCTAAATTCTTTAGTAAGGATAAAGACTTTACTCCTGCATTGTGGGCTTATTTGAAACCTTATCTTATGGAGTGTGGTAGGACAATTATTAGTTTTAGACCATATACAACAGGAAAAACATTATTTGATGAGAAGGTTGGCTTACCTGTCTTTGCTGCTGAGATACAATCAAGACAGTGGATTGTTCCTTGGTATAAACATTTGCAAGATGATAGATTAGATTATTGCAGAGCAGGTTGTGATATATGTGCTGCATTGAAAGAGATGGTGGGTTATCCTGGAGCAAAATATAAAGATTGTTTAATGGCTTGGTTCTTTTGTAGCAGAGCGATGAAAACAGGACAATTCAGGATTAGAAGTTTTTGATTTTGAGTATAATATAATAAGGATTAATTAATCTAGAAAGGAGAAATCTCATGAGTGATGTAAAAGAGGAAGTGGCTGAAGTAGTTCATAGTGCAAAAGAACAATTAGAAATAGCATTGGTTGATCTTATACAGTCAAGTGTGAAGGCAAAGGATTTTCTTGTTGGTGAATTGCCAGAGGTGGTGGAACAATTGTTGATGTGGAAGTTTTGGTATAATTTCATTTGGTTTGTTGGTGCTATTATAGTGTTGACTTTTTCATGGAAGAAGATAAATAAGTGGTATAAAGTGTGTAGTGAGGATAATTGGAGGACTGATGATCTTGTTATTCCTAGTATGGTTGGCATGGTTTTTCTTGCTTTTGCTTCTTTTATAGCACTTATTGAAGGTATTAATGTTACGTGGCTACAAATATGGGTAGCTCCAAAGATTTATCTTATAGAGTATTTAGCAAGTTTGACTAAGTGAGTATAATATAATATGAAATTATTTATTTTAGAAATAGTGATTATGATTGGTGTTGTAGGGGTGGTTTTTTATTATATGGCAGAGGATGTAAAAGCAAGAGCTTTAGAAAGAAAGGATTTAATTGAAATGGTAATTGTAGACGGAGTTGATTGCATTAAGATGAAGTCAAGTACATCATCTCAAGCAGGTGTGAGTATAACTTGTAATTGGGATAAATTTAATACAGAAATGGATTTACATCTAAAAAAGCAAGGAGTTTTTGGAGTTAAATAGATAAAGAAAGGAGAAATAAATGTCATTAGTAAATTTGGTTTATGATGGTACATACAAGAGTTACAAAGCATGGGTGTTCTTAAAAGATTGGGTTGTGCTATTTGTAGCCACTATGGTAATTATGAGTGGTACGTTTTTGCTTATATCATTTGTAACTTGGGATATGGTGTATTGGGAATATTTTAAAGAGAGTGTTTGGTCGTATACAAGGTGGGCTGGTATTGTTTCATTTCTGTTGGGCTGGTATTTCTTTAGTGATAGTTATAACAATACATTAATTATTCTTGGTGTGAAGAAAGCAGGTGAGTAGATATGGTTTGTTACAGTTGGACTAAGGAATGTGATACATTAACAGAAGAACAAATAGATAATTGTGTATGTAATGGTGAAGATGTAGGTTGTACAGCGACACCAATCAAAGAGGAGTAAGCGATGAGTGCGACTAATTGGGCGTCTTGTCCTAAATGTTTAAAGCTTGTAGAATGTGGGCAAAGTAAATTGTTACAAGATATTAAGGAAAAGTATGGCAAAATACCAGCAAATGAATGGTTAAATTTATTAGAGAAATCTAAAGATAGAAGACCATTAGGGCACACACTTAGAGAAGATTACGAAGTTTATACAGACCTGAATGGTAAATTTTATATTAAATACAACTGTAGTTGTGAGGTTTGTGGGTTTAGTTATGAATTTAATAAAATAGATGAAATAAAGTATAACGAATTAAGAGATATATAAATGCGAACATTCCCACAAAGGAAGGATCCTTATAATAAAGTTATTTTAGATAGGAAGACTTTCAATAATAGACTTAAAGAGATAGAAGAAGTTAATACAGCAAGAAGACAATGCAGGTTAAAAGAAATTAAGCATGGTGATAAGAAATGTTTGGGCTGTGATAGTATATTTTATTCCTTTGATCATGTCAATGAACGGATATGTGGCAGGTGTAAATGTTCTGTGGAGTATGTATGAACAAGAAACTTCTTTTTGGTTGGATAGCGATAATATCTACTTTTAATTTATTTGCTGCTGTTTGGTTAAATGATTTTGGAGAGGCTTTGGCTTGGTTTGCAGCAGCAGTTGCTTGGGGAGGACATTGGACATTTGAAACAGATAAAGACTAATTCTCTGACAGGGATTTTATTAATTTTTACTGATGAGGTTGTCTCTATGAAAAATTGTGTGGAATGATTTTGAATAGGTATTTATCTTTTATTCCCTGTCAGGGATTTTAAAATAGTGGTGTAGTCGGCTCTTTATGCTCAGTAAATAAATAGGATAGAATTGGTTGCTGGTACTGATAAATCCACCTATGGATTGCAACCCTTTCGGAGACGGAAGAAGATTATATAAACGTAACTGTAAAACTACAACATCAAGTTATTCGTTTAAAATTAAAGTTAAAAGATTACGCATTAGTCATTTCTGGTAGGGCGATATTAAAGCAGAGATAACAGAAGATAAAAAAAATGAATCAGCTATGCCAAGTTTAAAGGAGAAATAGAAATTTTCTATTTAATTAAAATGATATTTATTTTATAATAAAGTAATAGGGCTTTTGAGGATAAACCTTTAGTCTAATTAATTATTGATGATTAATTATAGAGGTTTACTTCATGAGCATAATAAGTTTAGCTAATCAAGCATTAGATAGATTCACCTTTCCTGTAGAACAAAAAGTATCAGTCATTCAAGAACACATAGCTACTGAACCCCAACGCAGTGCCATCATATCAAAGTATTTCAATCTCCCACATGAAAAGAAAGTAGACTTCATTTCTCAATATGGAGAAGACCTTTGGGTATACATATGTGTCAATAGGATAGCACAGTCAGCAGCAAGAGTACCTCTGAAAGTATTTAGAAGGAGGTCAAACAAAGGTATAAAAGGATTACCTAAAAAAGATTATGATGTTATTGTCAAGTCTGGAATAAAGCTCCCACCTTATAGTTTATCATTAGAGTGTTTCTTTTCAATTCAAGAACTATCTAAAATGCCAACAGATTTACTTTATAAATTGGATGTTATAGATGAAGCTCCAGATAGTCCTTTGCAAATGTTACTTGATAAACCAACCCCCTTTTTTACTAAGTATTATTTGATAGAAGGATCTACAACTTATCTTGAACTTAGAGGAAATTCTTTTATAGAATTGGTTACTGAGAACACAAAGATGCCTCCTTCAGAAATGAATCCCCCTGTTGAGATGTGGCATCTTGATCCTGATAAGATAGCAATAGTTCCGGATAAAAAAGAATTTATTCAGGCTTATGTATATGCTGCTGATAGATTAAAGATACCTATTAACCCAGCAAATATGATCCATATAAAATATTTTAATCCTGAGAATGTATTCTATGGACAGGGAACAGTTCAAGCGTTAGTAAAAACGATTAAGCAGGAAAAGAATTTAACAGAGTTCCAAAATAACTTTTATAGACAAGGGATGAAACCTTCTGCTGTATTAAGTACAGATGAGCCATTAGGTGATCATCAGTTTGATAGAATGCAAGCACAGATAGAAACCAGTTATTCAGGACTTGCTAATATGCATAGACCGTTATTGTTAGAAGGTGGATTGAAATGGACAGCAATGTCATTAACTCAACAGGATGCTCAGTTATTAGAATTTAAGAAATTAGATAGGGAAGAATATTTAGCAGCATTTGGTTTACCTCCTGTAATGGTTGGATTGCCTACAGAGAATTTTGCTACTGCTCAAGAATCAAGAAGAGCATATTATTTAGATACATTAATGCCAAAGTTACAGACTCATGAAGAGAAATTCAATAATGAATTGGCTCCTTTATTTGGTCCTGACTTTTTTGTTAAGTTTGATTTTAGTAATACTCCAGCGATGGAAGTCAATAGAGAAGAGTTCCAAAAGTCTTTAGAGGCTGCATTAGCAAATGGATCATTAACAAGGCGAGAGTATAGGGAAAATTTAAGCAGGTTAGGTATTAAGTTGAGTGATGTTGAATTAGGTGACGACGGGGATGACTTTTTTATTTCTTCTAATCTTATTCCATTAGATGCTCTTGCTGATAGTCAGGAGGATTTAGAAGAACCAGAAGGTGATAAGCCAAAACCTAAACCAAAGCCTGATGCTGAAGACGAAGATGAGGAAGAAGAAAGACAATTTTTATATGGAGATGACTGATGAGCGGTGAGCGTTGGAATAATAGTGTAGTTATAGTAGATGAAAATGGTGAATTTGCTTTACGTTCAGTAAGTAGTGCTACTGCAGTTGATAAAGCGTTAGCTGTTGGGGGAGTTGATGCTTTTGCTCCTGCATTTGATCTTGCAAAGATAATGCCCCCGTTTGGAGTTAAATTAGATAGAGGATCAACTCAAAGACTTGTTTGCAGAGTTAACGATAATGTTTCTACAGCAGATGCATTTAATGCCGTGGCTTATGGATTCGATAGATTCGAGTAGAATTTGCAAAGAAGAATGTGAGGCTTGGTGTTGCAAAAATAGAGCTATAGTATATACGAAAGAGGGCAAGGGGAATACTTGTGCGGATTATACTTGTCCGCTATTGGCTTATTTTAATCGAAAGGGAATAAAATGACTGATACGAATGGGAACAAACGAGAGCTAAAATATTTCAGAGAATTTTTTATGCTAGCATTATTAGGATTGGTAGGTTGGACACTTGTATCGACAGTAGAGACAAGTAAAAATGTAGCAGTATTAGCAGAATCATTTAAGAATATGCAAATAAGTTTTGCTAAGTTAGAAACTGCAGTAGAGAAAGGCACAGAAAAAAGATATGATAGTGGGGATGCTGAGAAAGATATCACTAAGCTTATGGCTCTGATAGAAAAGAAAACAGAATTAAGATATAACAGTGATGATGCAGATAGAGATAAAAAAGAGCTTATTCACATGATACAAAATCATAAACATAATAGATAAATAATAATATGAAAAATTATTGTAAATGTGGTTGCGGAGGTTTAGTAAATAATTTGTATATGCATGGACATAATAGAAAAAATAAAGAGGTCTCAATAGAAACAAGAGATAAATTAAAAATTGTTAATAATGGTAAAAGTAACCCAAGATATGGAGTTGAAGTTTCAAAAGAAACGAGAAAGAAAATGTCTATTTCTCAAACAGGAAGAAAACATTCAGAAGAAACTCTTATAAAAATGAGAAATTATATTCCATGGAATAAAGACAAAGTTGGAGTTTTCAGCAAAGAAGCTTTAAGGAAAATAGGTGAGGCAAGTAAAGGAAGGAAATATTCTAAAGAAGTTTGTAAAAAAATAAGTGTTGCTAAATTAGGAGATAAAAACCCTCAATGGCAAGGAGGAATTTCTTTTGCGTCTTACGGTAGAGATTTTAATGAAGTACTTAAAGAATCAATTAGAAAAAGAGATAAGTATTGCTGTAGATTGTGTAATGTTTTTGAGAGTAATAGAAAACACCAAGTACATCATATAGATTATAATAAAAAAAATAATGGCCCAAATAATTTAATTACATTGTGTGTATGTTGTCATGCAAGAACAAATTCTAATAGAAAATATTGGGAAAATATATTAGCTAGTAAAGTGGCAGCATAATATGTCTTATAAGACAGATACAATTATTTGGAAAGCTCAAATTGCTCAGACCGTGGTTCATGAAAGAAGGTTTGCTAAAGCATTAAGAAAGTTATTTGCAAGACAAGAAAAAGAAGTATTAAGAAAAGTACAGAAGTCCAACCTCTCCAAATTATCTACAGTTACCAAAGCCGATGAATTTGATACCTACCTTAGTAGTATTAATCTAGACGAAGAACAATGGAATAAAACATTTATTAGCTCTATGAAACCTTTTTATGAGTCAATGGCATTAGCAGCGGGTCAAAGTGCTATGACTGATATAGGAGCAGGAGTAGCATTTGATGTAGAAGATGTAGCAACAAAGAAATTTATAAATGACAAGGTGATTAATTTTAGTGGTTTTGTTAACGGTGAAACTAACGCTGGTCTGAATAGACTTATCAAACCAATCATAAAACGTGGTGGAAGTATAGAAGACGTTAGAGAAAGAATACAAAAGTCAGTTGTCAAAAGATTTAATAGTAGTGTAAGAGGAACTGCACCAAGAGCAAGAATGATAGCAAGAACAGAAATGGTTGGTACTGCTAATGGTTCATCACTTGAAGCAGCAAGACAGTCAGGTACAGTTAAGTTTAAAGCATGGTTAGATAGTAGAGATAAGAGAGTAAGAACAGATCATAGAAGAGCTGGCATAAAGTATCGAAGGAAAAAAGCTATTCCTTTAGAGCAGCCATTTATAGTAGGTAGAGGCAAAACAAGAGCTAAGTTAAAATCTCCAGGAGTTTTGATAAGTGGCAATGCAGGACAAGTTATTAATTGTCGTTGCACAATTATTTTTACAAGAACAGGAGTAATTCCTAAAAAATCTTTAAAGTCTTTGCCTGTTGAGATCAAAGCTCCCCCTGTGTTTGTGCTTGGTTCATTTCAAGACATAAGAGAAACAATAAATAAGCTTATAGAAGAAGAGAAGTTTATAATAAGCAGTAGAGCATTTAGAGAAGGAGTCAATATAAACACAATACCAAAGTTCTGGAAAAAGTTCTTTGGTGTTAATATAAATCCAAGAGCAGTAATGGCAGCATTTCCTACAGAACGAATAATAAAAAGGTTATTAAAGAAAAGAAATATAACAAAGGTTAAACAACAGTTCGTAGTTCAAGGAAGAAACTTTTTACAATACACAGTAGAAGCAAAAGATAGTGAAGGTAATACTATTGATCCTTTGTTAGAAGAAAGAGTAGTACTCAGAGTAGAAAGAATATTTAAAGCACCAATGAATGGTAAAGCAAGAATAGTTGAGCACAATTACTTTGGGTTGTTAGATGAATTTGAAGATAGTAATTTTGGTAAGGAAATATTAGCAAGACATTTGAGGTTATATAAAAGAACAAAAATAAGAACTATAGAATTGAAGGCTGAAGGTTTTGGTAGTTACGCTTGGGCAAGATATGGATTTGAAATAAAGGATGACATCTTCCAAGAGTTTAATAAGTTTAAATCATTAGTAGCAGATGTATTATTTGCTTCTGGAGCAGATAGAAATGATGTATTGACGATAGTACCTAAGATAAAGACAATGCATGAAATAGCATCTATATCATTTAATGGTAGACAAATTGGGAAAGAAGTATTGGTTGGAAAGACATGGGACGGGTTTCTTAATTTAACAAATAGACGGCAATTATCTTTATTAACATCATACGTAAATTCAACGGAGAGATAAATGGAATTCTTTCATTTAGATGAACAATTAAGAAAGCAAGATGAGAAGGTGCATGATCCTGATAATAAGAAACATGATAGGTTTGTCATTAACACTATAAAAAGGATTATGGTTGGAAGTAGAAAAGTAGATAAGGAGTTAGTAGAAAAGTTTTATAAAAGTAGATAAAAATATATTTTTATTTCTTAAGTTTTATATTATAATAATTGTAGATAGATTTAGAGGAAAACCTCAAGATCGAAAAGGTAGAAGTTTACCTATTGGTTTTGGGGTTTTTTATTGCCTTGACTATACAAGGAGAAAATATGAGTAGACTGAAACTTAAAGAGGAAAAGAAAGAAATGATCACTCCTGATATCATATGCCATGCTGAATTGAAAACAGTAAAGGCAGATGGTGATGGTTTATTTATAGAAGGTTTTGCTAGTACAAAAGATATTGATCGTGTAGATGATATTGTAGAGCCAACAGCTTTTACAAAAACATTAAAAGCATTTATGCAGAATCCTGTTCTTATGTTCAATCATGGTATGGGGATAAAAGGAAGAGATGTGGTTGGTAAGATAGTTGAATCTGAGATTAGAGAAAAGGGATTATGGGTAAAGGCTTTTATAAGTGAAACAGAACAGGAATTGAGAACAAAGATTAAAGAAGGATTATTTAAAGCTTTTTCTTTTGGTTTTAAAATCCTAAAGTCTGATATGATCAAACAAGCTGGTAAGGATATTAGAAAGATAGCAGAGGTTGAATTGCTGGAAGTATCTGTGGTAAGTATCCCAGCAAATAGAAGGGCATTATTTAGTGTATCAAAAGCATTTGAATTTGGAACTGATTTGATTTATGAAAATGATTTTGTAGAAGATATGAGAAATGAGCTTATAAGTAACGGTAAAAGACTTTCTGAAATTGAAAATGATTTTAAATCTTTAAAAGCAGGTTGGGTTAGTTCTGCTCTAGAGCATACAAAATTGATTGATGGTGAATGTCATTGTGATATGAGTGAAGGTAAAACTTGTGAGTGTAAGAAAGATGATTTAACTAATAAAAAAGAAATAGAAAAAGAAGATACTGAAACACTTACTAAGCTTTTTAAATACGCAGAGAAAGAAATTGATGAATTAAAAGCAGGAAGAGTAATTAGTGGTAAGAATAGAAAAGCATTATCTAATGCAGTTGAAGCAATGAAGGGGGCTATTGGCGCAGTGAAGACAGTGTTGGATATTGAATCCCCTAAACCAACAGAAAATGATGAACCAAAAGGAGATATAAAACCTAAAAAAGAATTAGACATCTATGTAGATGATGATTTAATAGACGATGAGTTGCTTGCTAAAGTTGCTGGTGCAGCTAATGATATTATGACTATAGCTAATAATTAGGAGGAATTTCTTATGGCTGACGTTAAGAAAGATGATAAGAAAGAAGAAGGAGATGTAGAGGTTAAGAAAACAAGTGCTGAAAAGCTTGAAGACTTAACTAAAACACTCCAGGGCTTTACTGATCAGGTTAAAACCCAACAGGAAAGTGCTAAAGATCTTTCTGAAAAGAAAGCAGAGATGGACAAGATGAAGGCAGAAATGTCTACATTGCTTGAGACCATTAACAAAGAGAAAGCTGAAATAGCTAAAAGAACTATTATAGAAGGAGATTCAAAAGAAGACAGAGGAATAGGATATGAATCTAAAGATGTCTTTACTCGTCATGAACAGAAAGATATGTCTTTTGATGAATTGCTTACCGATTCTGGTGAGTGTAGTGTAGCTTTAAAATCTATTCAGAGTAGGGCATCTGATATCTATATATTAGGTACACTTATTGCTGGTAGACACGGAGTTAAATTTCAGGATGTTGTTCATAGATTAAAAACATATCAGGATTTTATGAAAGATACTGAAGGTCTTATGAAAGCAATGTCTATTGATTCTGGTAGTGCAGGCTTTGAGTGGATCCCAACAGGGTTTAGTTCTGACTTGATTGAGATTTTCCATCTTGCGATGGTTGTTGGTAACTTGCACCCTAAGTTTACCATTCCACAGAAGATGACTTCTTGGAAAGTTCCAGGAACCAGTTCTGATCTTAAGGCATTTAGGACGACTGCTGCTGCTAGTGATACTCCTAATAAGTTTAGGTCAAGTACAAGATCAACCAGGAATGTTACATTCACTCCTGAGAAATTAGTTGCTGCTACATTGTTTGATGTAGAATTAGAAGAGGATTCTATAATTCCTGTTCTTCCTAATTTGAAAGTGAACATTGCACAAGCGTTAGCAAGGGGAGTTGAAGATACAATTATCAATGGTGATACTGCTGGTACAATGGACAACACTGATATGCATGGTAGAACTATTGATGAGGAATCACCAACCAAAATGTGGGATGGTTGGAGACAGTACATTACCGATAATGGCAATACCAGATTAAATGCTGGTGGGGGAGCTACTTTCGGTGGAATGATCACAGTTCAAAGGAATATGGGGAAATACGGAATTAATCCAAGAAGTCTTGCTTGGGTTACTTCTCCTAACGGCTACTTTGATGCATTCTTGCACGTAACCAAAGTTCAAACAATTGACCTTTTTGGTCCTGCTGCTATTGTGCAGCGTGGTGAACTTGCAAGGTTTAATGGTATTCCTATTATATTGTCTGAACAAGAAAGACAGGATTTAAAAACCTCAACTGGTGTATCTGGTGGAGCAAGTTCAGGTTACACTGATACTTCCGTCCAGCTGGTTTGGAAACCTGGATTCTCTTTTGGTAGCAAAAGAGCAATGACAGTTGAAAGTGCTAAGATTCCAAGAACCGACACTGTTGAGGTTTGGGCAACAATGAGAGCTGATTTTCAGGCTAACTACTTAACAAGTGAAGAAATAGTTTCTGAAGCTACCAACGTAGCTTAAATATAAATGATGCATCCAAAGGGAGTAATTTAAGGATAAACCTTAATTTCCTATTTTCAAGAAATAATAAAGGAAATTTAGGAGGAAACATAATATGCCAAATCCTACAATCGGCGCGATTAAAGAATTATCTGATATTATAGCAGGTCATTGGAGGCAGGAACTTGTTACTGGGTTTGCTTCTGCTGCTGGTAATGGTTCTGCTGCGATTTCAGGTCTTAGTCCTGCTGGAGATGCACCTTTAGCTTGTGTAGTTCTTGGAGCTACCGCTGCTGGTTCACAGAATATCAACCTTGGGTCTGTATCTTTCGTAGTTGGGTCAACTAGGATGCAGATAGCCAATACTGTTACTTCTGCTAAATCAGTTATCTTAACTTGGTGGGACAGGACGTAAGTAAAGTTTTTAAATCTTCGGAGGTTTTTATTTTAACTAAAAGGGAGATACAGGTTTTCAATCAAATGAGAATTTTGTATGCTCCCTTTTTTGTTTATAGGAGAATTGATGTCACTTAGTAAAGATGGTTTTAAACAGCCATTAAAATTTAATTTACTTTTCATTTTAAAAGATGAAGCGGAGACGATTGAGCAAGCTATAACAGCATTTCATTGGGGTGATGGAACACCTTTGTACAATAGGCTTATTGTTGGGATAGATAATAATACAAAAGACAATACAGAAGAAATAGTAAGAAGATATACAGATGAGGTTTCATTTTTTGATTGGGGTGAAGATTTTAGTAAACACAGAAACGCTTTAATAGATAAGGCTGATAAAAATGCATGGTGCATGTTCCCTGATGGTCATGAGATTATGCGTACAGCAGCAAATAATCCTGGAATGTATGATGGCAGAGAAGTTCTTCAAGAATTTATGAAGCATAGCCCTACTCAAGCCAATGTGTTTGCACCAAATATAGAAATTGATGTGGATGAAAACGATATACCTGATGTAATATTTAGACGACCTATATTTTTTAGAAACACTGGCAAGGTAAAATTTTTTAGGAAGGTACATAACTATCTTTATGATGAAGAAAAGAAGTTGATTTGTAGGCTTCCTGAAATTTTTTTTATTCATAACATGCCTGAAAAAAGAAAACAGATGCGTACAAAGATGCGTACGGATATGAATATAAGGAAATTAAAAAAATCAGTTAATGAAAAACCAAAAGATGTAAGAGATAATTTTTATTATGCTGACAGTTTAGATGAAGCAAATGATGTAAAGAAAGCCATTAAACATTATAAAAAATCTTTTAAGATGGCAGACCAGCATGATCCTGACATGGCAGCACAAATTTGTATATCAGCTATGAATTCTCTTCACAAAGTAAAGAGATATGATGAAATGGTTAAGTGGGGCTATAGAGGTTTGCGGAATAGATGGGATAGGGCTGAACTTTACCACTATCTTGCTTTGGCAAAGAAGAACTTAAATAAATTACACGAATCAAATCACTGGTGGTATGTTGCTTCTCAATTACCTTTGCCAGATACAACATATTTCCTTATGGCAAGGGTGTACAGCTGGTATCCTTGGGAAGGCATGGCTGTTAACTTTAGTCAGCTTGGTGAATTAGATGAAGCATTAAAATGTTTTAATAGAGTATTGGAATGGAAGACAAATAAAAAGACAGGAGAGAAATGTCTAGCCACTTTAAAGAATATTGAATTGGTAAAAAGAGGAATGGAAGAAAGAGATAACAAGATCAAAGCGGACGGGATGACTAATGAATTATTAAGTCCAGAAATACTTAATAGTGCATTAGATATTGTTCATAAAGGAAAACACAAAATGGAGGTTGTATAAATGCCTACTCATAAAAAAGGCAAAATGAAAAAGCATGGTAGGAATACAAGAAAACCTTCGTGCCAAAGATATACTTCTCAAGAGAGGTGGAAGACAAATAAAAAGAAGCGAGAATGGCAAGTAGCCAAAGGCTTTAAGAAATTTAAAAATTTAAGCAAAGATCAATATTTTAATTTAACAGAGGAGGAAAGAATATGATATTAATTTACAAAGGAGCACCAGGATATAAAAAGGCTTTTGATGGGCATAAAACAAATACTGAAAGAGAATACACCAAGGAAAAGGCTGATGAGGTAATGAGGGATTATCCTGGATCATTTGAAATTGTTGGCGAAAGTAATGCACCAAAAAAAGAAATGAATCCGCCTGCTAACAAGATGGTTGCTAAATCTGAAGAGAAGAAAGAAGATGATAGCCCAAAAGAAGAAACAAAAGAGGACAAGAAAGAATCTAAAAGATTGAAAAGGAGAGGAAGGTATGGCAATTAGAGGGGAAAACCTTTTGTGTAAAGGGAATAGATATAAGACAAAAAAGTTTAATGAGAATTTTGATAAGATAGATTGGAATAAAGGCAAAAAGAAGGATTCAAAAGAATCTAAGGAAAAGGAAACTAAGTGAATATAGGGATAATTTCTCCATTCCAAAGGGGTGGTTATGGTTACACAGTATTGGACATACGGAAACAGCTCATTAAGTATGGGCATTCTGTTTCCGTATTGGCAAGAAATAATACTACTCGTGAACTTGAATTTAATGTTCCAAATGTAGAATGGTATCCAGGAAGAGAAATTCCTGTTGATGTAATTAATTACTGGATAAAGAAAAATGGTATCAGTAGGTGTATATTCCTTGGGTTTGATTCTGCAGATGATTTAATAAAAATCATTGGTAGTATTAGTGTTACAGTTGAAACTATATCAATTCCAATGTGGGAATGTATAAAAGACATTACTTTATATAAAGATTTTGATAGAGTAATTTGTCCTACTAAAAAGTGTTTTTCTTTTTTTAAAGATTTTGATCAAGCAGTATATGTCAAGTGGGGTTTTGATGATGAAATATTCAAACCTTCACAAGACCTTTTGTTAGATACTAAGCCAATAAAATATTTTCATCCTGTAGGTAAAGATACGCAAGAAGATTTATCTGGTAAAGTACCAACATTAAGAGGATTTTTAAATAAGAACAGAATAGGTGTTACAGATCAAGGTGAATTAGCACCAAGAGCATTATTGTATGTGCATTCATTATTATCTAATAACCAGCAACCTGTAAATTATAATTTAGGTCATGTCATTATTGGTAAGCAAAATCTCTCTCGTAGTGAAATTCTCACTCTTTATCAGTGCTCTGATTGTTGTGTGTTGCCTTCAAAGGTTGAAGGATTGGGTCTGTCGTTCTTGGAAGCGATAGGGTGTTCTTTGCCTGTGATTACTGTGGATGAGGCTCCTATGAATGAATTTGTTATAAATGAAAAGACAGGTTACACATTAGATAGAGATAGATTAGAACACGGGCTTGCTTGGGCATTCAATTGGTTTGAAGATAGCCCAGAAACCATATTGGAAATGAAAAAGAATACTTTAAAGATGAGAAGTGAATGGTCGTGGAAAACTAATGGTGAGGCTTTAGTAACCGCTATTGTAGGTGAATGATAATAACGAATGAGATAGTTTTAGATTTAGCTAAACAGGAATTGCAATCAAGGATAAAACCTCATTGGACTAAAGGACATATAAGTGTTGTTCATTATCAAATAAAACAAGGGATGTTAGGATTGTGTAGATATTGCCCAAATCCAGTTTCATCTCCTGAAAGTATGCGGTGCGATTACCATCTTGAAATAAAAAGAAAAGAGAATATAAAATTTAAAAAAGAAAATAGATGTCACAGTTGTTGTATTAAATTAAGAGCAGGCATGAAGGGAGCTTATCGTTGTAATGCTTGTAAAGAAAAGCATGCCATTTCACAAAGGGGATATAATTAATGCAATTAATAAGTTATAACGTACCTGATAAGCACAAGATTTATTTTTTTGGAGATATACACAGAGGCACGTTAGCTCATAATAAGAAAGCATTTGATGATGCTGTTGATGAAGTTAAAAGGCAAGAGAATGCTTATATGGTTGGTATAGGAGATTGGGTTGAAGGAAGACCAAGCAACCATAAGTTTTTTGATTTAGATGTAGCAGACCCTCAATTACTCTTACCTGAAA